GGCTACCTAATAAGTAGCCTTAAATGTCAATCGCCCACATGACAGCCCTTACTAAATCTAAGGAGATTAATTATGACAATGCAATATGATGTAAAAAGTGCGTATTCGGGTACATTCCCAGCACAACTTATTACAGGTAGAACACGACTAAAATCAATTGTGTTTCTTGGTAATGGTACAGCAGGTACATTCACGCTATATGACGGTACAGATACATCTGGCCCTATTTTGTACCAATTTAAATATTCTACAGCGGTACAACCGTTCCAGGTGCTAATTCCAGGTGAAGGTATCTTAGTACAAAATGGGATTTATGTAGTCGGTACAACATTAAGTGCAATGTCCATTACGTACGGCTAGGTGATATATGAGTGTACCTGATCAAGTAGAAACAGCTAGAGAGTTAGCCACCCATGCAAACGAAATCAAACATTTACAAGCTGATATGGACAAGATGGTTAAAGATATGCAAGAAATTAAAGATACACTTGCAAAAATTAATGATACATTGTCAGCCGCTCATGGAGGTTGGAGAATGCTTCTTGCCGTTGGCAGTGCCGCTAGTATTGTCGGTGGCTTAGTAGCTTGGTTTATAGAGCATGCGAGTAGATAATGCCTAGTACCTCAAAGAAACAACATAACCTTATGGAAGCTGTAGCACACAGTAAATCATTTGCTAAAAAGGTTGGTATTAAACAATCTATAGGTAAAGACTTTGCTGCTGCAGATAAAGGCAAGACGTTTAAAAAAGGCGGTCCAGTACTATCTGTTGGTCGAGGCGAAAAGTTGGCTACAGATAAAGGTGCAGGGCTCACAGCTAAAGGTCGTGCTAAATATAACCGAGAAACAGGGTCTCATTTAAAAGCCCCACAGCCTGAAGGTGGCCCACGTAAAAAATCATTTTGTGCTCGTATGTCAGGTATGCCAGGTCCAATGAAAGATGAAAATGGTAAACCAACACGCAAAGCAGCGTCTCTTAAACGTTGGAAATGTTAGGAAATATTATGGCTAAAAGCGATATGAAAGAAGATACAAAGGTAGATACGGCTCAAGATAAAGCGCTGATTAAAAAAGCTTTTGCAATGCATGATGCACAAGAGCATAAAGGTGAGCATACTAATCTAACTAAACTAAGCAAAGGCGGCTCAGCGTCATCTCGTGCAGATGGCTGTTGTGTTAAAGGTAAAACTAAAGGAAGAATGGTGTAATTATGGCTGAGAAAAAAGGTAGAAAAATCCGTATGGATGAAATGGTTGACGATGAAACTAAACGTGCAGCCTTAAAAGAATTACGCGATGCACAAATCGCTAAAGACGCTGCAATGATGAGAGCACGTTATCCAGCTCCTCAAGGCCCAGCGCCAGCTCCTCAAGGCCCAACGCCAGCTCCACAAATGCCTCCTCCAGGTGGTCCACAAGGCGGCCCTCCTCCAGCTCCTCCAGCCGGTAATGCACCAGGTATGAAAAAAGGTGGTAAGATAGAATCAATGGGTCCACGTACTATGTCTAAAGATGTAGAAAAAGGCTCAAATAAACTAACCAAATTTGGTGAGTCTGCAGTGCAAAAACGTGGTCATACTAAAGGTAAAAACTTTGGTGATTCAGGCCCAACTCGTATGGCTAAAGGCGGTTCAGCATCTTCACGTGGTGATGGCATCGCTCAACGTGGTAAAACTCGCGGTAAATACTGCTAATAAAGGAAATTAAAATGGCAATCGATAACTTAACAAAAGAAGCAACCCTCAATACAACTATGCCTCATAATGATGACTTCATTACAAAACATGAAGAGGGTAGTTATAAACACCATAGCGATATGTACAGTAAGCATGCAGCAGGTCATAAAGTTCATGCAGACCATATCAAAGCATTTTGTGGTGGCGGTAAAGCTAAGTAATGTATGAGCAATACAGGGTAGACGGCGTTCTACCCAAGTGGGTTGAAGAATTTCAACGATGTGAAAAGTGGATTAGTGATGCGTTAGAGTATGCGCATGGCACCCATAACATTGAAGATATACTGTATGATGTATCACAAGGAAACCTAAGCCTTTGGGCAGGTGAAGACTGTGCAATTATTATGCAGATTTCGCAGTACCCTAGAGCTAAGATGGCGCATTGTTTTTTGGCTGGTGGCAACATCGAAGGGATTGCAGCGATTGAAGTAGGGATTACAGCTTGGGCTAAAGGTTTAGGGTGTAATGGAATTACTCTAATGGGTCGCCCAGGTTGGGCACGTAGTTTTTTAAATAAAATAGGCTATGATTGCCGACAAGTAAATATGGTAAAGGAAATTTAAAATGGGTATGGATTCAGCTGGCGGCTCAACGCAAAATACTGGCTCACCACAATCAACTGGTACATCACAATCAAATACTGGGGGTAAAGGCGGCACAGGTGCGATGCTACCAGCAATNATTGCCACAACAAGGTATGGGTCCAGGACCTAGCCTAATGCCACCACAACAAAACTCATATGTTGGCTATCAATCATTGCCACAACAAGGTATGGGTGGAATGCCAGCCCAAGGTATGGGTCCAGGTGCGATGCCACCAGGCGCAACAGCAGCAACGCCATATCCACAACAAGGTATGGGTGGTAAAGGCGGCTCTTCACAACTAATGCAAAACCCAATGCAACAAATGCAAAACTCAATGCAACAAATGCAACACCCAATGCAGCAGGCTCAAAATTTAGACCCTAGAAAGCAAGCAAATTATCAAAGACAACAAGCATTTACAGCACAACAGCAACACCCACAAATGGCACAACAAGGTATTGGCGGACTACAGTACCAATATACGCCTCATCAACCACAGGCAATGATGTGATGATGGCCTCTCGTGGAATGGGCGATATTAGCCCTAGCAAAATGGGGACAGGCAAAAAGAAAGCTCGCCGAGATAATACTGACTTTACTGAGTATAAAAAAGGCGGTAAGGTAAAATGGATTGGGGATGCGATTCGTAAACCTGGTGCCTTACGTGAAGAATTAGGCGTAAAATCAGGTGAGAAAATCCCTGCTAAAAAATTAGCTAAAGCTGCTAAAGCACCTGGCAAACTAGGTCAACGTGCACGATTAGCAGAAACACTAAAGAAAATGAAATAAAAATGAGATGCTATATCAGCTTTATCACAGGTATGATGTTAGGGTTTGAAATGGCAGCAGATGAAGAGAATAGTTATTTTATTCTTGATTTACTCATAGTACAGTTTTTATTTGAATGGTAACTAAATGACAACTACAGGCGTATCAACGTTTAATCTAGATTTAAATGATCTTATAGAAGAGGCATTTGAGAGATGCGGGCATGAGCTACGTTCTGGGTATGACTTCCGCACTGCTCGTCGTTCAATGAATATCATGACGATTGAATGGGCTAATCGCGGTATTAACTTGTGGACTATTGAACAAGGTCAAATCCCAATCAATATTAATGCAGGTCAAATTTCATACGCGCTTCCAGTAGATACAATCGACTTACTTGATCATGTAATTCGTACAGGTGTTGGGCAAAATCAAGTAGATATTAATATCTCACGTATTTCAGAGTCGACCTATTCAACAATCCCAACTAAAAATGCGACAGGCCGCCCTATCCAAGTTTGGATTGATCGTCAGTCAGGCAATACTAACACATTAGCATCAACTGCATTATCTGCATATATCGCGGCAACAGATACAACAATTAATGTGGTAAATGCTTACAACATGCCTACTACAGGCTTTATTCAGATCGGCACTGAGACTATCAATTATCAAAATGTAAGTGGTAATCAGCTACTTAATTGTTTCCGTGGGCAAGCAAATACTACCGCTACAGCTCATACAGCAGGTGCATCAGTAACGTTAACTAAACTACCAAACATAAATATCTGGCCCACAGGCAATCCGGGTACGCAATATAACTTTATTTACTGGCGCTTACGCCGCTTGCAAGATGCAGGTGATGGTGTAACTACGCAAGATATTCCATTCCGCTTTATCCCAGCAATGGTAGCAGGATTAGCTTATCATCTTTCAGTAAAGCTAGAAGGTGTAGATCCACAACGTATATTAGGCTTGAAAGCTGATTATGAGTTCCAATTTGATTTGGCTGCTCAAGAAGACAGAGAAAAAGCACCAATTCGTTTTGTACCTCGGAATATGTTTTACGCATAGGTGACTTAAATGCCTAGTAAATATGCAAGCGGTAAATATGCAATCGCCCAATGTGATCGATGTGATCAAAGATTTTTATTAAAGCAATTACGAAAAGAAGTAATTAAGACCAAACTATACAGTATTAAAGTTTGCCCTGAGTGTTGGGACCCCGATCATCCACAGCTACAATTGGGATTATATCCAGTTAACGATCCTCAAGCGGTGAGAGAGCCACGTCCCGATGTCAGTTACTATGCATCAGGTCAGACAGGTTTATATACTTCGGATATTGCTAGTGATAATGTAAACAACGCTGGATACCCTCAAGACGGCAGTCGTCAGATTCAATGGGGCTTTAATCCTGTTGGAGGGGCAAGTCAATTTGATTCAGTACTTACGCCTAATGACTTGATTTCAGTAGGCAATGTAGGTACAGTAACAGTAACAACAACTTAGGAGTTTTAACATGGGATATAAATCAGCAGCTGACGGCGTAACGCAGTCAGGTAAAACAAAAGGTACCAATTTAGGTGATGACGGTAAAAAGTTAGGCATCGAAGGCGGTAAAGGTAAAAAGGGTGCTTCATCAGTAACTAGCGAATCAATGAAGAAGTTTGGTCGTAACTTAGCTCGCGCTAAAAACCAAGGTAAATAATCATGGCTAAAGAAAATAAAGACGCTAGCGCATATACAGGCTTTAAATATCCAGCTGGTGGCGGTAATGATATTAATATCTACAAGCAACCAATGACTGACCCTAATTCTGCAGATATTGCATGGGCTACAGACCCTAACTCTATGAATGCCTCTGAATCTACTCCAGGCGGTATGCCTGCACGTCGTGTAAGCATTGGCAATAGAGTTGAAAGAGTTAAAACCGAAGGCATTACAACTCGTGGTAATGGTGCAGCTACTAAAGGCACAAAAGCTCGCGGCCCTATGGCATAAGGTAACTAATGAACTACGTTCAATTACAACAAGCAATCCAAGACTATGCGGAAAATACCGAACAGTTGTTCGTGTATAACATCCCTCGTTTTGTCCAAGAAGCAGAAGACCGAATCTATAATACGGTTCAATTACCATCATTACGTAAGAATGTAACAGGTACTTTAACAGCATCTAATCAATATCTTACACTACCTACTGATTGGCTAGCTACGTATTCTATTGCTGTAATTGACTCTAGTGGAAACTATAGCTATCTTTTAAACAAAGATGTTAACTATATGCGTGAAGCATATCCAGACCCAACAGTAACAGGGTTACCTAAATATTATGCAATCTTTGGGAATAATATAACAAACTTAGAAGATATGTCTGTAATTTTAGCTCCTGCTCCAGACCAATACTATGGGGTAGAGTTTCATTACTTCTACTATCCTCAGTCTATTGTGCAAGGCATTATTACTACGCTAGGTACAAAAGTAAGTGGTTCTGGCTATATTAGTGGTGTTTATAGTGAAGTCCCATTATTAGGTGGTTCTGGAACTAATGCTACGGCTACGTTTTTAGTTGTTGGTGGTGCAGTTAGTTCAGTTACCCTTAATAACGGCGGATCAATGTATGTTGTTGGGGATGTATTGACAGTTAATAATTCATACCTTGGTGGTGCGGGTTTAAACTTCTCTATAACAGTATCAGCGATTAATAACTCTACAGGCACTTCATGGCTAGGTGATAACTACGACCCAGTATTATTCTATGGTGCTATGCGAGAAGCGATGCTCTTTATGAAGGGTGAGCAAGATCTAGTACAATATTATGAACAAAAATACATGGAAGCCTTAGATCAACTTAAACGTCTTGGTGATGGTCTTGAACGTGGTGATGCGTACCGTGATGGGCAGACTAAATTACAGGTTAAATCATAATGGCTATTGTTCAAACGCAGTGCACTATATTTAAGTCTAACTTATTAAAGGCGCTAGAGAATTTTACTTTAACTTCACCTTATGTATATAAGATTGCCTTGTATAATGCTAATGCTTCTTTAGATGCAACCACAACAGCGTATAGCACAACAAACGAAGTTACAGGTACTGGATATACTGCAGGGGGTAGGACATTAGTTGTTATTCCTCCAGCTTACAGCGGGTCAACAGCGTATGTATCCTTTAATAATGTAACCTGGTCCCCAGCTAAGTTTACCTGTAGGGGTGCTTTGATATACAATAGTACTACTGGAGCTACTGTAGCGGTGCTTAATTTTGGGTCTGATAAAACGGCAACAAATAGCTTTACAATTACATTTCCAACGGCGGACGCAAATAACGCCATTATTAGAATTTCTTAGGAGTTTATTATGCATAAAGAAGTAGCAGGATTTGGCGATTTTAGTAGCGCCGCATTAGTAAAAAAAGGCGACTTTAATGAGGTTGTTGGTATGGAAGGTCACTTTGTAGCTGAATGCTACGATAAAGATGGCAATCTTAAATGGAAAGAAGAGATCGATAACCTAGTTGTTGCTGTAGGTAAACAGTTAATGCTTGATACTATCTTGGCTGGTAGTGCGTTTACTGCAACTGTAGTAATGGGTTTAGTTGGTGCTACACCAACATTTGCTGCAACAGATACACAAGCATCTCACTCAGGTTGGACTGAAGTAGGTGGTACTAATGCTCCAGCATATTCAGGTACTCGTAAGACCCCAACATTTAGTTCTGCAACATCATCAGGTGCAACACCATCAAACGTAACAACAAAGACAACAAGTTCTGCTGTATCGTTTACGTTCACTTCTGGCGGTACTGTAGGTGGTTGCTTTATCAATATTAACGGTTCATCCGCACAAGATAACACAACAGGTACGTTGTATTCTGCTGGTGCCTTTACTGGTGGTAGCAAAACAGTAGCTAGTACAGACCAATTAAACGTTACATATAGCACTACAGCAACAAGCTAAGGGGTCCTAAATGGCACTCCAACTATTTGATAGAGTACAGGTAACTGCTACTGCTAATACTACTGTAAGTTTTACACTTGGTAGTGCGGTAGCAGGGTATCAATCATTTTCTGTAATGACAAATGGTAATACTACTTACTATGGTTCTAGCGATGGAACTAACTGGGAAGTTGGTATTGGTACTTATTCGACTACAGGTCCTACATTAACCCGTACCACCATTCTATCTTCTAGCAACTCTGGCTCTGCCGTTACATTTACAGGTACTCCAACTGTTTGGATTGATTATCCTTCATCAAAATCCGTTTACCAAAATGGTCCATTTACTACAACAGGTGCAGGCTTTACACTTCAAGACGCTACAGACACTACCAAGCAAGCTAACTTTTCATTAGCAAATTTAACAACAGGCACAACTTACGCATATACATTACCTGCGGTATCAGGTGCGGCATTAGCGACATTGGGTAATATCTCACAGACATTTGCTGGTGCAATTACACTAAATGGTGCTACAACTATAGTTGGGTTGACTGAAACTGTTACATCATCAATAAGTGCTACTCCAGTTATTACTCCTACTACAGGAACATTTTTAACTTGGAGTTATTCATCATCAGCTACCCCAACGGCTGGTACTTGGGCTTCAGGGCAAGGAATAACTTTACATATATCTAATCCTGGTGCTAATACAATTACTTGGACATCTATGCCAGTAACTTGGGTAGGGGGTGTAGCACCAACCATAAGTTCAACACTAACAACAATTATTGAGTTGTGGAAAGTAGGCTCTACAATTTATGGTGCTTATGTAGGAACTGCATAATGTTAAGTCATGTTTTAAGGGCTGCCTCTCTACCAACGCTACTAACCTATATTAGTAGCGGGGCAATCACGTCAACAACTTCTACTTATACATTTACCAATCAAAATATTGGAACAGCATCATCTGACAGACTTGTGATTGTAGGAATTATGCACAATACTGCATCGTTATCTCAACAAGTAACAAGTGTAAAAATTGGTGGGGTTTCTGCAACATCTATTATTGCACCAAGTGCGGGTGTTGCTCTTTCTTTATTTACTATAAAAGTAACAACTGGTACAACAGCTACAATTGTGGTTACGTTAAATGGCAATGCAGTTAATTGTGGAATACAAGTTTATACATTAAAAAACTATAATTCTGCTACACCAAATTTTACAACTACAAATGCAGTTAATAGTCCACCACAAAGCGTAACAGCTACTGCAAATACTGTTGTAATGGCTATGGCAACAACTTCAACAACAGCAACTACTATAACTTGGAGTGCGCCAGTTGTACTAGATAACACAACATTAGTTGGGGCAGGAAATCGTATTGTTTCTGTAGGCTCGTTTAAAGCTTATGGAAGTACAAATTCAGTAACTTTTACTGACAATGGTAATGGCACAACTAGAGAATTAATGGTTGCAGGATGGAGATAATATGTACGCAAAAATTATAAACAATGAAGTAGTAAAGTATCCTTATGAATTAAGTGATTTGTATGCGGAGTATCCTGATACTTCTTTTCCATTTCCACTACCTGAATCTACTGCAAATGAGTTTAATGTTTATTCAATTAATGAACAGCCAAAACCACAAGTTGATTACACTAAAAATGTAACAGAAAAAACACCTAATTTAGTCAATGGTGAGTGGTATCAAGACTGGGCTGTCACAGATGCTACTGCTGATGAAATTGCACAACGCCAAGCTAGTTTAGTAGCTCAAGCACAACAACAACGTGCAGAAGCCTATCGCAACGAGTCAGACGCATTGTTTTTTAAGGCTCAACGTAACGAAGCTACGATGGACGAATGGACTGCAAAAGTAAACGAAATTAAAACACGTTATCCCGACCCTGTATTTTCTACATAAGGCCAATTAAATGTTTGGTCGAAGCCCCATATCATCTACTTCATTTGTTGGGTTATTACCCACTAGTAGTATTTATAATTTAAACATCACAGAAATTTTAACACTTAATGACACTGAGTCTGTTTCTTGGGTTACTTCATCCGTTATAACGGAACCTATAAAACTTAATGACACTGAGTCTGTTTCTTGGGTTACTTCATCCGTTATAACGGAACCTATAACTTTAGCTGATACAACAAATGCTAACTATTTATTCCTTGCATCGATTACAGAATCATTAACATCTGCCGATATAACTGCATATATATCTATTATTGCAGCGGCTATTACCGAAGCTATTACATCAGCAGATAGCTCAAGTGCGCAAGCTACTTATATAGTAAGTTTAGTAGAAGCTCAAACATCAAATAATTCACAATCAGTTGTAGCTATATTTAACGTTGTTGATACAGAAACTATCACTTCATTAGATCTAAGTTCTGCCCAAACTATATATACTGTTTCTGATACCGAAAATATAACGGTATTAGATGCGGAAAGCGTAATACGTGCATTCAGTTCCTCAGTTACAGAAAATTCTGGGTTAGCTGCCACACAAACAGCATCTGTAAACTACGCTACAATAATCACAGAAAATTCAGGACTAGCAGATAGTTCATCCAATACCATTGTATTTGCAGTATCAAATACTGAGGCGTTATCAATTGCCGATGTAATAGCTGTTCAAACTACCTTTACTAGCTTTATTAGTGAAAATATGGTATTGTTTGATCAATTAGTAGGGTATGGTTGGTTTAAAGTTAACGATGATCAATCAATAGCATGGGCAAACATAGATAATACACAATCTAGTACATGGGTAAACATAGGCAATAGTCAAAACCCTAATTGGGTTCAAATAGATAACGATCAACCTTAAGGTTAAGGAATAGACATGGCATCAACGTATTCACCAATATTAAAGTTAGAACTCATCGGTAACGGAGATCAATCTGGTACTTGGGGTACTACAACTAATACTAACTTAGGCACCTTAATTGAGCAAGCGATTGCTGGAACCTCATCTATTGATGTCACATCCTCTGATGTAACCCTTACTAACTTAAATGGTGTTTCAGATCAAGCACGTTGCGCTGCGCTTCTTATTACAGGTACACCAGGTGTTACACGAAATGTTATTGCTCCTGCAGTAAGTAAAATATTTGTAATCTCTAATACGACAGCTTCAGCTATTGTAATTAAAACTGCATCATCTACAGGCTACACTATTCCAGCTAATACGAATGCTATTGTCTACTACAATGGTACAGATTTTATTCTAGCTTCAGGGCTTGCAAATACATTAACAGCTAGCGCAGCTTTAGTAACCCCCTCATTATCAGCTGAAACATACTCAACATCTGCAACAGTAACTGCAGGTACTAATGCTCAAGGTCAAGGCGCATTAACAAGTGATTATAATGTTATTACTACAGCAGCAGCTAACCCATCAGGCGTTACATTACCGACAGCAACTGTAGGTCGCAGAATTATCATAGTAAACAAAGGCGCTAATGCTATTAACGTGTATCCAGCTACAGGTGGGTATATTGATGGTCTTGCGATAAATACCTCGATCTCAATTGCTGTTGGTGGTTGGATGGAGTTTAATGCTTCAAGCACAACACAGTGGTATTCATCTGCTAATGCAGTCATATCTAATGTAGTAACCTCCTTTAATACAGGAACTACAGGTCTTACACCTTTTGTAGCGACAACTGGAGCAGTTACTTTAGCTGGTACTTTAGCAGTTACTAATGGAGGTACAGGTGCTACAACAGCCCCAGGTGCTAATGCTAAAATACAAACTTACACAACAACAGCAACTGCTGCAGGTACAACGGTATTAACAAACACAAGTACTTATTATCAATATTTTACTGGTACAAACACTCAAACAGTTACATTGCCTGTAACTAGCACACTATCTTTGGGTTGGTCGTTTCATATAGTAAATAACTCTACTGGTAATGTGACTGTAAACTCATCTGGTGGTAACTTAGTTAATACTATATTACCTGGAACTACAATACATGTTACTTGTGTTGGCACTTCCCTTACAACAGCAGCTGATTGGGATTCTGGAACTACCGACTTTGATACTGTTACAGGTACAGGTTCAGTTGTTTTAAATACGTCTCCAACATTTTCAGGCTATGCCGCATTTGGTGCGACTAATCCGTATCCAACACAATGGCGACTTTATAGTAAAGCCGATGGAACAAGTCCAGCAATTACAGCCCACACATTTACAGCCACAGGTTCAGCAATATCCTGTCTAACAGAAGTAACTACAGCATCATTAGCATCGTTTTATTACGGAACTACATCATCGTATACATCAGTTGGTTATATTACTACTAACGGTACATCAACAAGTTACGGTACATCTTCTGATCGTAGGTTAAAAAAAGATGTCACACCAATGACAAATGGTTTGTCAAAAGTAATGCAGTTAAAACCTGTAGACTACACTTGGATTTCAAATAATACTCCGGGTCAAGGCTTTATTGCTGATGAGTTACAAGCAGTTATTCCTGAAGCAGTTACAGGGGAGCCTAATGCACTTAATCCGGATGGGACTCCTAGGTATCAAAATATTGATACTTCATTCATTGTAGCTTTTTTAGTAAATGCAATCCAAGAGCAACAAGTAACAATTGAAAGTTTAACTGCTAGAGTTACAGCATTAGAATCAAAATAAAGGATAATATATGAATAAATTATTAGCTGCGTTACAGGTATACAGAAAAGGAAATATCGTTGCGAATCCTACAGCTTGGAAAAATGGGCAAGTTACGGCTTCTGTTATTGCTGGTTTGTTGGGGGCGCTTATTACGCTTGCTAAAACCTTTGGCTATTCCCTTCCTCTTAGTGATGACCAACTTCTTACTATTGGTGGCTCTGTTGTCGCTATTGCAGGGTTGTTCCTTAATCCAACAGCCACAGTTGTTAGTTCCGAAAAGGTTGGATTGCCAGCCGGGAATGAAACTCCTATCTCACCCATCACAGGGCATTGAGTGGAGTAAATTAGATGGTGTTTTTATTTCAATAACTTGTATAAATTAAAGGAAACATAATGATTAATTCATTCTTAATGGCAATTCTTTCCCATGCAGTTCAAGCAATTATCGGTTCAGGTGTATTTCAAGAAATCGAACGTCTAGTACAGTTAGAACTTGCAACAGATAAATCAGGCGCAGAAAAGTCCGCAGCAGTTAAAGCATCATTAAAAGCAGCAGAAGGCGATGTAGGTTCAGCAGTTAAAGGTACAGCATCATGGGCTTTAAACCTAGGGATTGAAACTGCAGTTGCCGCAGCAAATACAAAACTTGGTGTACCTGCTAAAGCTGAATAATGACTAACAGCCGTAGTCTTTCAGACTTAAACCCTAAAGTAGCTGCGTTATGTAGTAAGTTTATTAATAGCTGTAAAAAACAAAACATTGATATTATTATTACTTCTACATATCGTGATGCCGAAAGTCAAAACGCATTATATGCGCAAGGGCGCACTACACCTGGGAATAAGGTAACTAATGCTAAAGGCGGTCAGTCATTCCATAATTGGAGGGTTGCTTTTGATTTTTGCCCTATTGTTAATGGCAAAGCTGTGTGGAATGATGCGGCCCTTTATACCAAGTGCGGTGAGATTGCTGAAAGTATTGGTTTAGAATGGGCGGGGCGCTGGGTAAAATTTAAAGAACTCGCACATTGCCAGTATACAAACGGCTTATCGCTTGCTGATTTTCAAGCTGGTAAAACAATTTAAGGTTGAGTTATGCCATTACAAAAACTAGAATTTAGACCAGGGCTTAACCGAGAAGGTACTGACTATGCCAATGAGGGCGGGTGGTATGACGGTGACAAGGTACGGTTTCGTTCAGGTTTTCCTGAAAAGATTGGCGGTTGGACTCAAGTTTCTAGTAGTACATATATAGGCACAGCTAGAAGTTTAGTTAGTTGGGTTGATACTGACGGTCAAAGTAACTATCTTGGTATTGGTACATCAATTAAATACTACATCTATAAAGGTGGTGCGTTTTACGATATCACTCCATTTGTAGTAACGGATACACTTTCTGGGCCATTCACAGCTACTAATGGATCAAATGTACTAACTGTTACTGATGCTACCTATCTTCCTAACGTTGGAGATTATGTAGTATTTTCTGGAGCTACTTCACTTGGCGGTAATATTACTGCAGCTGTTTTAAACCAAGAATATGTAGTTACAAGCACAACTCCATCGACAAATAAATATACCGTAGCTGCGTATTCCTCATCAGTAAAAGCTGGTTTTTTTGCGGTTGGCACACAATATGTTATTCAATATGCAGGGACTACAGACTTTACTCTATACGGTGCATCCTCTAATGCGGTTGGTACATTATTCACAGCTACTAGTATAGGTACTGGCTCAGGGATTGCAGGTATTGCTGTATTTGCGAATACTACTGATGCAGCAAATCATGGTGGTACTGTTACTGCATCATACGAATACCCATCAGGATTAAATAACTTTACGTTTGGTACAGGTTGGGGTGCAGGTCCTTGGTCTCGTGGTACTTGGAATAGTGCATATTCAACAGGGGTATCAGAGCAACTTCGCTTATGGTCAGGAGATAACTTTGGTTCCGACTTAGTAATTGCTCCTCGCGGGGGTCCAATATTTTATTGGCAAGATTACTATGGGGTTTCAACTCGTGCAGTATTGTTGTCTTCATTAGCTAACCAAAATACATTCACATCTGATAACGCTACGTTTACTAATGGGGTAACAAGCATTTCAGTTTCTGCGACTGCTGCAGCGATTCTTCTTCCATATATGTATATTACAGGGACTAATTTACCAGCAAATACTCAAATTGCAGGGACATATTCTCCAGGATCTTTAACAGTACCTATTACTACAACTACAACAGGTGCAAGTTCAGGATCCTATACTTTCTCATATGCAGGTGCATACGTACCAAACTCAACAAACCAGGTTATTACTTCGGCTATTCAAAAGTTTGTTATTGCGTTTGGGGCAAATTCATACCAAGCAGGTACGCCAAATACTAGCTATAATCCTATGTTAGTTCGTTGGTCAGATCAATTAAATCCATACCAATGGGTACCTCAAGTTACAAACCAATCAGGTGAATTTACACTAACAAATGGCTCTTACATTGTAGGTGCACGAGCTACTCGACAAGAAATTCTAGTTTGGACTGATTCAGCTATCTATTCAATGCAGTACTTAGGTTCTCCATATGTATGGGGCTTTAATATATTGATGGACAATATTTCCGTCATGTCGCCTAATGCAATGATTACAGTTAATAATGTAACGTATTGGATGGGGGTTGATAAGTTCTATGTCTATTCAGGTACAGTAGAAACGCTTCCTTGTTCTATTCGCCAATACATTTTTGATAACATTAATACTGATCAAGCGTTCCAAGTATTTGCAGGTAGTAATGAAGGGTACAACGAAGTTTGGTGGTTTTATGTAAGTGATGCTAGTGTAAATAATACAGTTGATAAATATGTTATCTATAATTACGTAGACCGTGTTTGGTATTATGGCACAATGGCACGTACTGCTTGGGTAGATACAGGAACTAATCCATACCCTATTGCTGCAGACTATAATAACCGTATTTTATACCACGAGTCTTCTGTAGATGATGTATCAGGGTCAACTCCAGTACCTATTGATGCTTATGTACAATCATCTGATTTTGATATTGGTGACGGGCACAACTTTGGTTTTGTATGGCGTATATTACCTGACGTTAACTTTAATGGCTCTACAGTAAATAACCCATCAGTTACTATGACTATTAAACCACGTCAGAACTCAGGTACTGCATATGGGCAAGCTGATAACCCTACAGTGACTAGTAATGATAACTTTAGCTTATCTAGGGTTTATAATATCCAACAGTTTACAGGCCAAGTATATACACGCCTTCGTGGTCGCCAATTAAGCTTCCGCATTGAATCAACAGGACTTGGTGTTGCATGGCAGTTAGGTCTTCCTCGTATCGATATTAGACCAGATGGACGTAGATAATGGCTAGCCAAACCCCGTTAAAAACGCTAGCTTTACGTTCTTCAAAGGCACCTAACTTACCTATTGCGCCTGTTGATTATAGTCAACAGTATTTAAACCAAATACTTAATGCATTGCGTCTTTACTTTGGGCAGGTAGATAACTTTACTCAAGCAATAGCAATACCCAATTCAGGGACAACGGCATTAAGACCTACAGCAAACTTACAAATAGGTCAGTTTTATTTTGATACCACATTAGGCATACCTATTTGGTGGAATAGCGCTCATTGGGTCAATGCTAGTGGTACTACGGTTTAATACATGATATTATTCAATAAAATTAACAAGGAAGTTTAACATGGACGGTGGATTCGGCGAATCAGCTCTAATGGGTGCCCTTATCAGTGGGGGTGTTGGTGCTATTTCGGGCAAAAACCCTCTACAAGCAGCATTAATTGGCGGCCTTACTGGCGGTATCGGCGGTGGTATTGGCAATTTAGCTAATGGTGCTGACTTCTTTGCATCTCCAGGTATATCAGATATGTTTAGTGGAATTACAGGGACTGCCCCTGTGGCTGGAGATATCGGTGCTGTAGCACCTGCAGGATATGCGGGTTCTGAAATCGGTATGGCAAATCAAGCTGGGTTCTTAGGAAATGAAGCAGGTACAGGAGTTGAGGGCGCTACTAATTTAGCGCAATCAAGTCAATCTATTGCCCCTGATTTTTCAAGTACAGCAGGTAGTGTTGGGGGTGGTGGATATGATGCGAGTCAATCAGCAGGGGGATGGGGCGCAGGATCTTCAGTTCCTGGAGCTAATACTGCTCCTCAATGGGCAGGTGATACAGCACAAATCGGTTCCCCTAGTGTAGCAACTAATCCAGCAACTAATGTGGTAGAAAAAGCAACAAAACCAGGTATGTTATCTCAAGCTAAAGATTGGTGGGGTACATTAAAACCATGGGAAAAAGCAGCGGTGGGTGTTGGTGGTATGTATGGTATCAATCAATTAATGAAACCACCTCAAATGCTAAGCACCTCTATTGGTAAGCAAGGTTCAACACCACTAGATAAATTTAAGTTTAACCCAAATAGCTTTACAGGTACTTACGCTACCCCATATCGTATGGCAGATGGCGGTATTGCTGCATTAGCTAACGGTAGTCCAGCAGGTCCAGGTCAAGGTGTGGGTTCTCAAGGTATGGGCAATTCTACTGGCTACCCAGGTGCTCGTTTAGATACAACACAGTTTGCAACACCAACTCAAATGCCAACTAGCTCAGCAGTAATTGATTCTGATTTCGGGCAAAAGACTGATCCATATACAGGTGAACCTGATGGATATGCGGCGGGTGGAGATATTATGGGGTATTCAGCAGGTGGATTAGATTCACTAGGTTCATATGCTTCAGGTGGTAACCCTCGCTTACTTAAGGGGCCAGGTGATGGTATGAGTGATAATATCCCTGCAGTTATTGGTGGTAAACAACCTGCTCGGTTGGCAGATGGGGAATTTGTAGTCCCAGCTGATGTAGTTTCTCATCTAGGTAATGGCTCCACAGATGCGGGTGCTAAGCATTTGTATGCTATGATGGACAAAGTACGTGCAGCCCGTACAGGTAATAAAAAACAAGGCAAACAAATAAACCCAAATAAATTCCTACCAGCGTAAGGACAAGACTATGCAGGTACAAGTAGTAGCGCCCGAACATGTATATCAGTTATGGGAAATAGTAGGTCCGTTTTTTGAAGCAGCTGCAAAAGAAGGTGTGGGTGACTGCACTGCAGAACAACTAAAGTTACAGCTAGTTAGTGGCGCAAATACGCTTCTCGTTGCTATTAAAGACGGACAAATTAAAGGTGCAGCAGCAATGTCACTAGTTAACCTTCCAAATCATAGAGTTGCAACTATTGCAGCTGCAGGGGGTAGAGGGATTACAGACAAAGCAGTTTTAGCACAAGTAGTTACATGGGCAAAACAACAAGGTGCTACTAAAATTAGGGCTTGGGCTAAAGATGCTCAGGCAAGATTGTATCGACAAAAATTAGGACTTAATACCGCAACGCATGTGGTGGAGAAATTAATATGAGAATGTCACGAAGAGACTTATACGCATTAGGCGAGCCATTTGGTAGTTCAGCTACCCAGTTAAAAGCTGGGGGTAAATCTAGAATTTATGGTGGCGGCGATGGTGGCGGGTCTTCCGGTCCAACGCAAACTACGGTTCAAAATACTAATCTTCCTGATTATGTACAGCCGTATGTAATGTCTATGCTTGGCGGCGCAATGAACCAAGTATTTAATACTACACCTGATGCTAGCGGTAATTTAAATATTAATAGTGTAAAAGGGTATCAACCATATAGCACTAATGCAAGTGACTATGTTGCAGCATTTTCTCCACTACAACAACAAGCTCAAAATACTGCGGCTAATATGCAAGTGCCAGGTCAATTTACTGATGCTTCTAATGCTACCCAAGCTGCTATGAACCAATTAGCTAGCAACCAGTATAACCCGCTAGCTTCAAACTATATGTCAACTCAAGCGCCTAACTTGCGAAATTATCAAATGCAAGGGGCTAGTGACGTATCTGGTGCTCAAATGCAAGGTGTACCTAATGTACAAGGGCCTGGTATGCAGGCTTCTAATATGCAAGGAGCACAGACTAGTTATAACCCTCAGCTGCAAAATTATCAAATGGGTCCGGCTAGCAACGTTACAACTCAAGACTTTACGCAAGGTAATACTGCGGCGAGGTTTATGAACCCATACATTCAGCAATCACTTGATCCACAACTTGCTGAAATCCAACGTCAATACGGAGTTACTGGGCAACAAGAGCAAAGCGCAGCTACTAATCAAGGTGCTATGGGGGGTTCACGTGAAGCATTAATGGCTGCTGAAAACCAACGTAACTCTAACCTTGCTCAAAATGCGGCTATTACTCAAGGCTATAACACTGCATACCAACAAGCACAGCAACAATTTAATACCCAACAACAAGCTAATTTACAAGCACAACAAGCTAATCAGAACGCTGGGCTTACTGTAGGTCAACAAAACTTAGCTGCCAAGCTAGGTATACAACAACTTGGTACTCAAACAGGGGTACAAACTGCATTAGCAAATCTAACTAATGCACAACAAGCGGCAGTTCAAAATCAAGCAGCACAAAACCAAGCTGCCGGTATGAATGCACAACAAGCAATGCAAGCTGCGCTAGCTAATCAACAAGCAGGTTTAACCACTAGCCAACAAAATGCGCAAATGCAACAACAAGCTAACTTAGCTAATCAACAAAATGCATACAATACTCAGAACACTAACTTACAAGCTCGACTTGGGGTTCAGTCTTTGGGTTCAGGTCAGAATATGCAATCGCAATTAGCTAACCAACAAGCATATGCACAGGCTCAACAACTTGCAGCTAACCAACAACAGTTTGGCGCTAACTACGGCTTACAAAATCTACAACAATATTTATCTGGTGCTAATCAACTAGGTAACTTGGGTAACAATCAATTAGCTGCACAACAAAATATTCTTAATACTCAAAATACTATTGGTGGTCAGCAACAAAACCAACAACAGCAAGTTATTAACAATGCAATTAACAACTATGCAATGTCGCAACAATACCCACAACAACAATATGCATTCCTTAATAGCTTATTACGTGGGTTACCAATGCAATCAGGTGTTACTCAAACTTACCAAGCTGCTCCTAGCACAATCTCTCAATTGGGTGGCTTGGCTGCAACAGGTATCGGTGCTTATGGTGCGCTAAGCAAAAGAGAAGGCGGCGTGATTGGTATGAAGAGTGGTGGCTTAGTAGATCTTGCCCTTAAAAATGCGATGGAAGGTGCAGCATGATAACAAGTACAATGGGTCGTATGGCTGAAGCTGAAAAGCTTTCAATCCCTCAATTACAAATGGCGATTAAGGATGGCAGTCTACCTGCTTACATCGGCATCCCATTGTTGCAAGACAAGATGAAACAAACACAGCAAGCCAAGATGGCACAAGCTGGCACACAACCACAACAACCTCCAGTAGCGCAACAAGTGATGCAGCAAGCGTCACAAATGGGTATCGATCACTTACGCAGTAACTTACCTACTGAGGGTATGGCTGGTGGCGGTATCATTGCGTTTGAAGATGGCGGTCAAGTCATTCACGCAGTTAACGGATTACCAGAAAGTATGTTTGGTGACTCAGGAGACTTATTGAGCAGACTTAACGATTTGGAAGCATCAGCTAAGATTGCACCTAAGCCTGTTGTTGATAATACAATGATTCCGTATGATCAAGCTATTGCTAGACTAAAAGCGGTGCAGAATCCAGCTGGGAATAACACATCTCCGTATTTAAACCCAAGTCATGCTCAAGGGGTTCAAACGGCGTTAAATACTAACGCCGCGGCTGATGCAACTGCAGCTGACGCTATAGCCAAAACGAAACCTCAAGGTGCTCCGAAAGCTGGGTTAACTTCGTTAATCACTAAACCTACTGACATCACAGCTGATAAATTATCTGATCTAGGTGCTGATTATCAAGCTATTCTTGCTGCTAACCCTGGCATGAGTGCAGAAGAAGCAATGGCTAGACGTGAAAGAATGCTAGGCACTGATACTGGTCGTGATGAGATTCGTCAGAAATTGAAAGACATGGAAGCTAAGACTTCTAAGGACGAAGAAAAAGCCCCTTGGATGGCACTCATGAAAGCAGGTCTTGCGACAATGGCAGGTACTTCTCCATATGCCCTATCTAATATTGGTAAAGGCGGTATGGAAGGTGTAGCTGATTACGCCGCTGCTCAAGATCGTGTCGAGAAAGCACGTGAGAAACAACTTGATATTAATCAACGTATCGCTCAAGCAGATCGTGCAGAGAAAGTAGCGGCAGTTGATTATGGCTTGAATAGTGAAGAACGTGATAAGGCTCGTGCTGAGAAGATTCGTTTAGATGCTCTTGCGACTAAAGCACACGTGCAAGGTGTCAATGCAACTAATGACTTAACTGCTGCAGCGCATAACCAATCAGCAGGTCTTGAGTATGGCAAAGCACTTTCAACTGAAGAACACCAACGTCAACAGATTCAAGTAGCTAGAGAAAATAACCAAGTTGCCTTAGAAAACAAACTATATGGGCTCGATTTAAAAACTAAGCAACTCTATCGTGACTTAGATACTAAGGCTGATGCAGTAATGTCTAACTTACTTAAGTTGCCTGAGAACCAAGACATGACTAGTGCACAATATGCGCAACTACGTGATGCTACTTATGCTAAACTACTCAAAGCTAATGGACTGCCACCATTATCAGACGCGCCAGGAATGGAATACTTAGGCACAAAGAAATAATCAATTAAGGATAGGGCATGCCTGTATATCAAGTTAAAGACGCTAACGGTGTCATACATGAAATGAAAGGCCCTGCAGGGCTTACCTCAGCGCAAGTTACTCACTTTGTTTATGATCATCTAGAAGCACAGCGTCAAGCTGATGAAGCTGCAGCTGCTGCTAAGAAACAAGCAGAGCAAGAACACTTATCCAAGACTGGGTTCTTTAAGAACTTAAGTGCTGGCTTAACACATGGTAAGGGTGCAGCTGAAACTTATCTTGGTGAAGTCACAGGCTCACAAGCTTTGAAGGATTGGGGTACCGAAGCTGAAGCTAAAGCTCGTGGTATCGCTGAACCTACTACTGCAGAAGATATTGCTAATGCCCCAGGAGTTATGTCTACTGCAGGACGCTGGGCTGAAAAGAACTTACTCGAACCTACAGGTCAATTCTTAGGTTCATGGGCTGCCCCTATCGCTGCTGGCGTAGCTGGCACACTCGCTGCTCCTGAAGAAGCTGCTGTTGGTCTAGGTGGTCTTGCCATTCGAGGCTTAGCAGGTAAAGCCGCAGCTACCGCAGTGGGTGCACCGATCATGGCTGGAGAGGATATCCAGCGTCAAAAAGAAGCACATCCTGATCAACAAGTTAACCTCTTATCTACATCGCTAGCAGGTGCTGCTCAATCAGCGTTGTTTGCCTTCATGCCAGGTGCTGAAAAAGTGCACGAGTTAATCGGACCAACAGTAAAGGCTGAAGCTGACACATTAGCACGTAAAGTCATTGACGGTGAGATGACTGCTAAAGAAGCACAAGAAGCACTTACAGGTCGCACGATTAACTACGCTCGTTCAGCAGCCGCACATACCGTTAACGCAGCTGGCGTAATGGTTGGTAATGAAGCGATCGCACGTGCTGGTGCAGGTCAGAACTTAACTGACGAAGATGCACGTAATGCATACTTAGAATCACTAAAAGCCGCCGCTGTATTAGGTCCAGCTGCAGGTCTATTCGGTGCGGGGCGCGGTGAAGCGCTAGACACAATAGAACAAGCTAGGTTACGTAACGCTAAGATCAATCAGATTAACGCGGAGAGAGCTCAACAGAACCTAAACATCCGCGATATTAAAGAACAACAAGCGGCAGCGGCAGCGCAGGCTGCGGCAGATAAAGAAGCTCAGCTTCGTGTCATGCCTACCCAGCAAGGTCAACTCCCTTTCGAGACAACTGTAGAGGACGTAGCTGCACGTCGCACCGAAACGACGCCTCAGATAGACATGTTCAATCAGTCTCCTGATGCCACAATGACAATGCCGACAGCGGAGCCAGCTGCTGAAACAGCCTCACCTACTAAACTTGATCATGATACGTTAACTTCGTTTGGGTTTAAGAAGAACTCTATTGCCTACAAAGCACTAGAGAAGTTAGGTGATGCAGCGGATAATCCAGAGCTGTTTAATGCAGTGATTGAGAAGAATGATCATCTCATTAAGACGGAAGATAACCAAGCAGCGGTTGATAAATTTAGGAGTACTTTAGATGCTAACAGACAAGTTGAAGACACCGGAGCTGCTAATGAACCTGGACTTACCGGAGAAGCTAATCAACCAAGCGTTCCAGTACTTGGACGAGGAAAACGCGGAGCTGCCAGAGTCGCTGAAGAACCTGCCACTGGAAACGTGGGTGATGTTGGAGTACCTCCTGTTCAGCCTCGAGGAGGAGAAACAGGCAAGCAAGCTCCACTGAATCTAGGTGACGTAGTTGAGTCAGGTGGTGTTAAGTTTGCTAAGACTGAGAATGGCTTCCAACGCGTAGAAGATAATGTGCCCGCTGCAGAAAAACCTGCAGAAGTTGCGCCTGCCGCAGAAGTTATTCATGATACAACCGATAAATATACCGCTGCAGACTTAGCAAAAGACGATATTACTAATCCTCATTTTGATTTGCTTGATAAACGCATTGCTGATTTCGATCGCATTTACGGTGAGTTACTTCCATTACGTGAGAAGATTAATGGGTTGATGCGTCCTAGACGTGCTGATCTTGAACGTATAAGAGCTTTAGAAAACGAACTTGATGACATTCATGGTTATGCACGTAGAGCTGGTGGAGATGCGTATTGGGATCCTAGAACTAAGTTAGGTGAAGCGATTGATAAGGTAAAATACTTACCTTCAGAAACACATTTAGCAGATCTTAAATCCTATGTTGAAGAGCTAAAAAACAAAACAACTGAAGCACCTACTGAAGAACCTACACTTAAACCAAACGTATCTGCTCAAGAAAAAGTTCAACAACGCATCAATGAAGAACGCGCAGCTGCTGAGCAACAAAAGATTGATGACCGTACCCGTGCAGAAGCACAAGCTAAATCTGAGCAAGCTGGCTGGGAAGGTCGCCAAGCGACAATGACTGAAGCAGAGAAAGAAGGTCTGCAAGCTGCGAAAGAAGCCGAAGCTGGTGAACCTAATTTTATGAAAACCGAAGCAGAGGGTGTAACCCCAACCGAAGAAGATAAACGTATTGCGGAACAACATGCCAAAGAAACAAGTGCTCAAATTGTATGGCATCAGGGTGATACAGCTTTGTTGCGTGGATACAGTGTTTTAGGGCATCCGGTATATACAGTAGCAAAGGGAGGAAAAAGAGCTCGATTTGATATTGAAAATGATAAATCCAATTTAGTATCTCCTGAATTGCAAAAGCATTTAATTGACGTTAAACATAAATTAGAAGCTGTAGATGCGGAAAAACATGCAAATAATCCAACGCTTAAGTTCGGTAATGATGGATTATTAGTATCTAAAAATATGCCTAAAGAAATGGCTAATATCGTTCGCGAGTGGAAAAAAATGATTGGCATAGATAAGAATATCTATTTGACGACATTTGAAGATGCGAAGGCAGATCAATATAATTTTACAGGCCCTCATCGTGCTATTGGAAGCATAGCTTTAGAAGGTGAAAATACTAACGGTATTAAACGTAGAATGGCTAATGGGGATTACTATATTGCATTTAGAAATAAAGCTAGCGTAGCTCGTATGCTTGAAATTGTGAGTCATGAGCTTGGACATATTCACGAACAAGAAGTATACGAGCATGCACCTATTGAAACTAAACTAGCTATTCAAGATGAATATCGCAAATGGAAACAAGGTTTAGCTGGTAAAAGTGTACGTCAGCATATCGACGAATTACGCGCCCGTAAAACTGCTAAAGAAACAACTATACCTGCACATCTAACAAAATCAGAACAATTAAGTCCTTACTGGTCATCTTTTGGAGAATGGTATGCAGATCAAGTATCTAAATGGGCTACTACTTCTGAGCAACCTTTGTCTGTTGTTGAAAAATTCTTCAGCCGTTTGGGGAAAGCTTTACGCAGTTTTTACGCAAAAGTGAAAAATGCTAATTATTTGCCTAATGAAACATTTAAAAAGTATTTAGAAAACGTCCATACTAAAGATAATAATAATTTATTTAGCAGTGAGATGTCTGAAAGATCAATGGGATTTGGTAAAGAAGAAAAACCAGCGCCTAACGCAGCACTTAACGATATCTTAAAACGTAGTGGTAGTGAGCATGAAGCTGAACCTGTTACTTCTAATCTATTCAAAGATGCAGTGAACGACCCTGGTCGTATCGCTGTAGAAACAAAACGTGGGATTGCCCACGCACTAACTAAATTTGAGACAATGGTGTTCTCATCTAATGNTGCATTAAATAAAGCATTACGTGAAGGTATGAAACGTGCAGGCATTACATGGGAAGCGATGGCTCACGCAATGTATAACGCTAGTGACTCTCAAGCATTACATGCACAAGGAGTTGCAAATGAATTTATTCAACGCGGTGATATTCGCTACGATCCTCTTTCTCACAAGTATATTGTGTCAGGTGATGGCAAGGGCAGTTGGGTTGGGGTAATTAACGCTATTAAAGAAGCTGCTGCAGCACACGGTGTACCTAAGGATGAGATGGAGCAGTATGCTCATCGTGCATTAGAAGCTAAGCGTCTAAAAGGTTTATCTGAACGTAATGACACCATCCGCGCTAGAGTAAGAAAGCTACAAACCGAAGGTAAACGTGCAGATGCGGAGAAGCTAGAGTCTAAACTTGTGCATATCCATATGTCTGATGAGCAGATCAAAGCAGGGATGGAGTTCTTCGATAAGATTCCTGAGCTTAAGAACATTGAACAAGAATGGCATACTACACGAGGTAAAGTCTTAGATTTCCTTGTTGATACAGGCATCACTGATCGTGAGCATGCTGATGAACTCATGGAAGCAATGGACTATGTCCCTTTCCAACGTGTAGAACAAATCATGAATGGCGCTGGCTACAAAGAATATAGCCGAGGCTTACTTGACGCTGCTGTTGAGAAACGTCTTAAAGGTTCAGAGCAACCAGTCAATAACATCTTTGATAACATGGAGCGTTGGATTAGCTACTCAATCCGTCGCGGTATCAATAACAAGACTGCTGTAGATTTAACAGACTTAGCCCTTAAATACTTACCAGATGAAACACGTGAAGTACAAAAGGTTAGTCATGGCATGGATAGCAACACCATCAGCGTATGGCGTGATGGTAAGAAGCATATGTATGAGTTTGATGATCCACTCTACGTTCATGCCTTTACAGGTATCCAATCTGTAGGTATTCCTGCGATTACCGCATGGTCTAAGTTCGCTAACTTACTCCGTCAGAACATTGTGCTTAACCCACTGTTCTCTATTGGTCAGCTGTCTCAAGACGCGTTTGGTGCGATGTTCACATCAGGTGTTAAACATCCTACGGCTATCCCGCTAGAAGTAATGAAAGAGTTCATCCGTACACTTCGTGGTACAAGCGGTGCTCATGAAGAACTTAAGGCGATGGGCGCAGTGGGTCATCGTGACTACTCTGCAGCTGTTAGTCGTATCGATGCAGAAACAGAAGCGGGTCTACGTGATCCTAAACTAGCAGACAAGCTACTCAAGCCACTACGCCACTTATCTATGGCATCAGATAACGCAGTTCGCCAAGCGATCTATAATCGTACGTTGCTTGAAACTGGTGGTCGCCGTGTAGGTAAGAACATCGTAGGCGGTGATAAGGCGATGGCAGCTGAACGCGCGTTTGAGATTATTAACTTCCGTCGTGCTGGTGCATCACAAGCTACAACCATGCTTCGTCAAACTGTACCTTTCTTTGGTGCATACTTACAAGCAATGAACGT